CCTTGATGTTGCCATCTAGTTTAAAACATTTTATAGGCTTATGATGAATTGACACATCTTATTATAACTGCTTATCTTCATAATCCTTGTAGCGATAATAACCTTTGTCAAAGTCAACTTGAACTAGGAACTCACCCATAAAGCCATTTCTATTTTTTCTAAAGGCACATTCAATAATATCGCTGTTAGTTGCTCTACCAAGTGCAATTACCCAGTCTGCATCATAGGCAATCTGTCTTGACCAGGCAGTTTGTCCAAGTGTTGGAACACTACTAAGGTCATTTACATCATCTGGTGTTGCAGAAGATATCGCAATAATAGGAACTTCTTCTCCAATAGCCATTAACTTTAGTTCACGAGAAAGGTTTTTCATTCTTACTGTTTCGTTATCTGACTTCTGGTTTGGACTCATTAACTGTAGGTAGTCAACAATAACAAAGTCTGGACGGTATTGATCTATTTTTCCACGTAGAACTGATGGGCTAATCTCTCCACCCTGATCATTTGAAATAATATGAAATGGATTCTTTCCAGCAACCTTATCTTTGTGCCAAGTTTTAAACATCTCTGGCTCAACATGACCCTGACTAATCTTTCTGTGTGACCAAAGACCTTCGCCCATAATTGTAAATACACGGTTTCTAACTTCTGTTTCAGACATTTCAAGGCTGATTACTAATGGGGTTTTGCCTTGCTTCCATGCCTGTACCGCAAAATAAAGAGCAAGCCATGACTTACCAATGCCTGGATAGGCTAAAAACACTCCCAGTTGGCCTGGAGCAATACCACTTGGAAGATAGTTATCAAATCCTGGCAATCCAGTTTTAATCCCTGTAATCCCAGCCTCTTCCATTTTACGCAAATGATCAAAGTAAGCAGCAGCGGATTCAAAGTCAGTGGCATCAATATCTCTAACGGAGGATGTATTCTTTTTAAGTTCTGAGGTTTGAGTAATTAAAGAGTCTAGGGCAACTACTGAGTTGCCACTTTGTACTTCTCCTGCTGCAGAACGTAGAATTGTTTTAAGACTATCATTTAAATAATCACCTTGTAATTCTGAAAGGTGGTGCTTGGTTGCTCCAACATCATCAACTACTTCAAAATCTCTAAACTTTTCAATTACTAAAGATAGTGGTGGAACAGAACTGTTTGCCTCAAAATATTTTCTAATGAATGTCCATACGTCTAGATGTGTTCGTAGAAGTCCGTCAACATTTGCTTGTAATAAAACATGAATTTGTTTATCTTTTAAGACTGCATTTAATACCTTTGATTCAATGCTAGCCATTGAGCCACTCCTTTGCCATTAACCTTCTCTGTGCACGTTCTACATCATCTTGATCTTTATCTTTTTTAGCCTTAATAATTTTTTCTGCCTGGTATGCAAAAGTATTCCAAGATGGACTCTCAGTAACTTTAAAATAGTATTCTAAAATATCGTAGCATTCTTCAATTCCATACGACTGAATAAGAGCATCTGCTGCCCATTGCTCAACGTTAAGATTCATTGATGGCTTTACATCATATCTTTCTTTGTGGTATTTACTATACCTTGAAAGCAAAGCCATTCGGTCTTTGCGCTCTGGCATTACTCAGAAATTTCTGCTTTGGCTTCGTTGATTTTGTCAGTTAGTTTATCTTCAACAAACTTGTAAACACGTTCCATTGCTTCATTAGTTGTCTCTCCATCTTTCTTAGAGTCAACAACTCCAAGATCAAGTCTTAATGATTGGAAGTTTCCAAGATTAAGTGTGTAGCCTAAAGTTACAGAAACCTTAGTGTTATTGTTTTCCATTTTACATCCATTCAGTAGTTAGATAGATTCAGACCAGATTGGAATGAAGCGTCCATCTTCAGTTCTCGTATATGTAAGTATACCATCGCCCATTCTCCTAGTCAACTCTTGTTTAGTAGGAGTCATGTTGTTTGTTACAAGGCCATCTTTTCTTGGTTGACCAATATGAATTGATGCCAATATGTCCCTTATTTCCCTTATGTGACTTTCTGAATAATAACATCTTATTTGCCAGCCACGCTTTCCGCCTATGCTAGATCCTATTGGTGCTGGAATTGTTCCACGTTTAATAAGAGTAGGAATATACTTTTTATGTCTGTTAATAAGTATAGCAGTTTCTCCAATAGTATATGCCTTTTCTCTTTTCTTTTTAAATTCCGCAATAAAACAAGTTTCAATCCTGTCTTTATTTATATTATAAAGCGCAACAATTCCGTCTGATCTGTTTCTGTGATGCACCTTGACTAAATCATTATTTAAAAACCAAATAGTTTTATTACCTGAAACTATAGCGGACTGATTGTAGTTTTGGCCCTCAATATTTCCTGTTGTAGAATCCATGATCCCTCTTTGCTGCTGTCTGGTGGATGGTAAAATTTTCTTTTACCACAAATTACACAGTACACTTCAATGTGTTCTTTTGTGCTGTATTGTCTGTCAACAAAAACAATACCACCACATCTTGAACACTTCACTATCCTTGTACAATTCCAATGGCAAGAACATTAACTTTTGTTGATGTTATTCCCTCAACATTGTACCTTGCAATAAAAGAAACATCTGTAGTTGTAACTGATGTAATAACTAAAGAAATACTTTGACCTGCCGTTGTCTGCTCAGTATCAAAAGGAGTAGCAACTACAATTGGAGGTGTTGTAAAATTAGATTTAAAAGGAACTGAAAATGATACCTGCTCTCCTGCTGCAACCTTTTTGGACGCACCAAGAAAATGTGTTTTTGCAAATACAGTCATTTTACTTGTTGCAGTCGTCTGTGGCACTCCACTTTCTGGAGTAAGTGTAAGTATTCCATTTCCCGTAGTTGCTACTCTATCAGCAATTTCATTTACGGCTGAAACAATATCGTAAACATATGAAACGTCTAAAGGTTGCCCTCTTTGCGGTACGATTAATCTTCCCATGATTCCTCCATTATATCATTTAACTTACGGTATTGCAATTGATTCAGTATCTAAAGTTAGTGCTGTAATTCTTTCTTTTGTAATTCCTTCTGGCTGAATTGCAATTGTTAATGTTGTTGCTGAGGATGCAGTATTTGAAAAAGTATAAGTTGTTGTAGCCACATCTCCAGAAAAAGTAGTCTGATTGGTTGTACCATGATAGGAGTATGGATCAGATCCATATTTAATAAAAATATCAAGTTTTCCTCTACCCCTATAATCTGCAGTTGTAACAGAGATTGTTCCTGCAACAGGGGAAACAGTTACTGCATTTTTTGTAACTGAAGCAGTAAGACCGTTTAGTGGAACTGAGTCAACATAATAAACTTTAGACCATGCTGATGTTCTATTAAGATCTTCAGAAACAACCCTATATCTTAAAACATGTTTATTTTGAGAGTTTACTGGTGGTAAGTCTTTTTTTAATATTGTTACTTTTTTTATACCTTTATCTACCATTAAGAAATATCTCCAATAGTTCCAATATCTAAAGCCATTCTAAATTCAACATAATTGTTTGTATTTGTAGATTTAGTTATTGGTTCTGCATCTACATTTTTAACAACGGTATATCCAACCAATCCATACAAAGGATTGGCTGTACTTATATTATCAAACCTAATTGCATCAAAAGCAATGTAATAATCATCATCTACCTGTCCTGAAGTTACAACACATGAATAAATTTTTGCCTTGCTAATTAATTCCCAAGAAAAATTTTGTTCCAAAACAAAGTTTCCTAATGTTTTTGAGATTGTAAAATATCTATTCTCGTCAAAATCAGTTGTATTTCCGTCATCAACTAAATCAATTAAACATCTTGCATATTTATTGTTACTGTCCATAAATTCTAAAATTATTTTAACACTATCTGGGTTTGTATAACTGGCAGCATTATTGTTTACAATAGAAAATGCAATTTTAATTTGATCAGACAATGAGTTTTGAGAAAAATTAAGATTAAGCCCAGTTTTTTGTATGTAATTTTGTCCACTAAGCGTTGTAACATTTGTAACATCTTTAATTGCACTATAATTTCCTTTTACTAGAAGCATATTATTAAAAAATCTACATCTTTCATTTCTTTCATTTCTACCTGCTTTAAAAAATATAGGATTGTCTGCTGCTGTTTGAAAAACACTTAAATTTGTAGCAATAATGTTATCATTTATTGGATCATCAAGAGATACTGTAATTGGTGAACTAACATTTTGAAAAGTAGTGTCAAGAAATTGCCACTGTTCTTCTTCTGTAAAAAATAATAATGGTCTACTGTCAAATCCAGAGGCAGAGGGGTTTCCACCTGCAGAATAAATGCCTATTTCGGTAATTTCATATCTTTCTGTTGTTGGAAGTTCTGAAGTAAATACTATTTTATTAACTCCACTTTCTTCTACATATCCCCTTGAAGAAATAGGAACTCTAAACATTTCAAAATCTAAAGCCTCTTTAGTAGAATATTCTCCATAAGGTTCTCCAGTTGTTAGTGGCTTAGCCCCACAACCAAAAGCCATATAAGATGCGTAGGCAGGCGTGATTCCTATTAAATATTTTGCAATAATGTCTTTTCCTTTGTTGGTTATCACGATTCCTCATTTCCAAGATTTGTCTTATATATTGTACCACTTTGAAGAGTTTC